ATGCTGAAGCAGATATGGTCTCCTACACAATAATCTCTTACACGGGTTCTATCAGGTTTACCAATGATGTAACAACTGGCCCCAGAGTTAGGCTCTACAAGAATGGTGTGGAAGTCTATAACGACGATAACAAGGTAAGCCACACTACTGACCAAACAGTAGAACCCGGAGACACCTTTAAGTGGACTATGGCTAATAATTCTGGTCAGGCTCTTAATGCCGCAGAATATGCCTCAGATGGTTATATTGATGTACCTGTGTGGGGACTCTCTTCTAACTTCCCTAATAATTTTAGTAGCGTTTAAGAGGGAAGGAAACCCAATGAACTTCAAAGGTAGAGCCGAAAGGCTTAAAGATGAAGACCTACCTCGCGCTGGTGCTCGTATTGGTGTTGGTGAGGATGAGATACACGCTGTGCTTGACGTAGAGGCCCGTGGCAGGGGTTTTGACAGTCAAGGTAGACCAGCAATGCTGTTTGAGCCTCACATCTTCTACAGGCAACTCTCAGGCTCTAAGAGAGATGAAGCTGTTAGTAAAGGACTAGCCCGTAGGTCTTGGGTGAGGGACTACCCAAGTGATAGCTACCCAAGGCTTATTGAGGCTATGGCTATCGACAAGGAAGCTGCTCTCAGGAGTGCCTCTTGGGGGATGGGTCAAATCATGGGCTTTAACTGCACACTGGTTGGTTATCCCACTGCTGAAGCTATGGTGAGGGACTTCCTTGATAGTGAGGGAAAACACCTAGAAGCTATGGTGACATTCATCATCAATACAAACCTAGCAAAGCACTTGAGAGACCACAACTGGAGAGGTTTCGCTAGGGGCTACAATGGTGGTGGGTATGAGGCTAACAACTACCACGTTAAGCTAGAGCAGGCTTACAATAGGTGGGCAGGTATTCCAGACACCCCTTTCACACCTAAAGGTATCGACACTAGCGAACCATCGCAAGAGGCACCTTCTGGTGGTGGTGGTTCGCTCTTGTCAGTGATCCTCGCAGTCTTAAAGGCTATTTTCAAATGATTGAACTCAACAGATTCCTTAGACACCTAATTGCCCCTCTCACTGCTTGGGCTGTAGCTGGTGGCATTCTACCAGAATACATGCAGAGTGACATCACTGAACTAGCAGTGTTGGTTGTGGCCTTTGGTATTCCTTATGGGCTTTCTTGGTACAGGGATAAAAACAAATGATCCGTGTCCTACAAATACTAACCTCTTGGCTCACGGGTGATGTTTCCAAGGCTTTAGCTAAGGCTTATGCTGACAAGAACAATGCTGACACAGAGCAGATGAGGGTTCAGGCAGATGCCACCATTAGAGCACTAGAGATTCAACAAGAGTCTAGAGCGCAAGGTGGTCTCCTCACCTCTTGGGTGCAGACACTGTGGGCTATCCCATTTGTGGTGTACACTTGGAAGTTAGTTATGTGGGACAAGGTTCTCGGTCTAGGCTCTACAGATGCTTTGTCTGTTTCTCTGCTACAAGAGCAAGCCCTAATTATTGGGTTCTACTTTGGTGGGTCTGCTGCCATTAAAGTTGCTAGGGTATTACGTAAGTAAGAATCAAAAAGGGCCAGCCCCCTAAAGAGCCAGCCCAAAAAATAGTCTATTAGTTTTACCCCTGCTTCCTTGATTGGAGGTGGGGGTTTTCTGATTCTAGTGGTTAAGAAGGTTCTCCCCAGTTGATGCACTCAAAGCCTGCAACAAAGATAATACCAGTTCCCTCAGCAAAGGTGTTTGCATGAGAGTAAGCAGCCTCACACTGTTCAATGTTTCGTAGGGGTGTACCCAAAGACCTAACAGCACAATCGTTTACATTGGTTAGGTTACAAAATAGAATTACTGCCGTAAACATGTTTAAGTTTCCTTCTTTGGAGGGTTTCTGTTAAGCAAACTCTTTGGGAAGTCTTCATTCTTGCTGTGCAGATACTCATAAGTGTATAGCGCAATGATAGAGGTGTTCTTCATCTGGGTCCACAAAACACCAATTACTAGGGTCATAAGCAAGACAAAGAACAGCGTGATTGCCATTAAGATTGATGCTAACATTTCTTATACTTCTCCTTAAGCCACTTGAGGTAGACCTCTGCTTTCTCTAGGTCTTCCAGTCCATTCTTGTATCGGAATCGGTGTAGGTACTTGGCAACATTCCCACGGAGGTATCCAATGTATTCCTCATCAGTTAGGAAGTCCTCAATGTAGGTAATGCACTCAATACTACCACTTCCATAGTGACTGGGTTTGTTTACGTTATCACTAGCGGTCATCTTATATCTCCTGTGAAACTGATGAGTAGTTTATACACATACTCAGGTGGTTGTGTCAAGGACTACTCGTAGTGGTTGCCAAAGACAAGATTTAAGTACACTGTCTCACCCCAACCCCAGATGCGTTTCCCCTGTGGACTCCCTTCCATTGGTACAGCGACGGTTAGTTCGTCACCAGAGTCCGACACGAGGGTCAACAGGTAGTTATCCCTGATACTCTCGCTAGATATGACCTTCATCTTATCCCACCTAAGTTAAATCCACAATCTCACACGAATCACCAGAACAGGCCATCGTCTGCATACCAGAAGTATTATCCTCTTTCTCGTAGTTTGACAAGAGGGTCCAGTCAATTTTCTCAGGCATGTTCTTCTTCACCTCTTCATAAGTTTCCTTAGAGCACTCTTGGTAAGGAGCTTGTTGGTAGCTACCACCATCGTAAGGTAGGAAGCTAACACCAGACATCTCATCGAAGTGCTTAAACACAAAAGCACCAACCTCTAGCCACTCATCCTCTTTAACTGACACAGTGATGGAAGGTTTGTGCTCACACCAATGGCGCTGATACACAAGCCAAGTCTCTAGTTGCTCAATAGCAGTGAGGTCACTACGAGTGACAGCACCATTAGGAGCATTGATTGGAAAACTAAACACAGTGGTAGTGGAAGGCTTCATCACACAAGGTTCATTAGGAATACCTGCATCCATCATAAACTGTGTTAGTGGGTCTTTGTTATCTCCTCTTACGGTGCGAATATAATAATCACTGTGGCGAGTGTGAATACCAGAAGCACTATCAACCAACTGAGATACAGTGCCTGATGGCTTGACACAGGTGATAGCAGTAGAGACAGGAATACCAAGACGATCAGCCCACTCCGCATTAGTGGCAACAGCAACAGACTTGAGGTGTTCAAGGGTTTTCTTCAGCCCTTCATTCTTTGTGGTCATCAACGGGTTGTCCATAATACCCGTGAGGCTTACTCCTAGTAGACGTTCCTCTTCTGTGTTTCGCTGCCAAATCTTACGTAGATATGGAAAGTGTGTGTATGTGGACTGGATAGTTCCTAGGATGGTTGCCAGTTTTACCTTACGTTCTAGGTCTTCAATGGTGTCTGTGGCTCGTACCACCACTTCTGTTAAGTTCATTTATGTTCACCAAGGTTCGTTACTCCCTTAGCGGATTTACCGTGCCTATCAAAAACCCAAGTAGCAAACATAATCAACTGCTCGTTAGTTGCAGAACTTTTCATCATGTTAGCCAAATGGCTCATCACCATCACATTACCCTTAATATACCCTTTAGTGTTATCAATCCTGTCTAGTGCAGGGCTGTTAGGGCTACCACCAGAGCGTCCTTTGTGTGCCTTTAGTTCTACACCAAGGATGGGGCAATGTGTTGGTATAACTATATCTTCAATAGCTAGATCAAAAGCAATACTTTTTTCAGTAGCACGGGTTTTAACCCTACGCAACATCTTTAGTTCTGCTCTTTGACCTTTTACGCGGTTGGAGTTGCACACATTACAAAGGGTGACTGTATTACTTGTCTTTTGGAAAACCTTACCACAACTTGTGCATTCGCGGTCTGTTTCACCTACATAGTAACCTTCACGATTCTTCATAACTTCTCCAGTATCTCCTGCATATTTCTGTGCAGATCAGACTATATCATCACCCTAAATAAATAGGGGCAAGGCGCTTCCACTCACTTGAGTGTATGGACATTATTGACTGTTCTAGTCTCTCGTCCTAGTCGTTGAACCTTCCTCATCATCCCTGATGGGCTTGGCTGCTGATTACCTTATGTTTCCACTTAGGCTTCCCAGCAATTCACCTTGTTTTACTTCTGCTACTTAATTAACAGAACTGATAGGGCCGCAGGATGATCTCTGAGCAAGGGTTCGTGCCGAAGTCCCAAGAACTATCTCGTCGCCCATTCTTACCCGCCTGTTTCTTTGCAGCTACACGGTTAAAAATACCTCGCTCACCGGACTTACTCTCAATAAGTGAAACCCACTCACGCATAAAGGTCTCTACATCAGGCTTCTCAGTATAGGACACAGAGTTGTTAGCCAGAGCACGTTGCCCTTGTGTCTCCCACCATTGACCACTCTTAGCATGACGCATACGATCATCAGACAAGTTAGACAGTGAAATCATAGCAGAGCGGCGGACCCCACCAACCACAACAACCTCACCAATCTTACACATGAGGTCGTGGCACTCAAGAGAAGACAACTTACGTCCTGCTGCACCAAGGAATTTACCAATGGTGAACTGAAACAAATCCACAAGAGGTGCTGGTCCAGATGCTCTCCCACCAAAGGTCTTTAGTTTAGCACCAGCAGGTCGAACACCTGATACGTCCCACTTAGGGATTTCTCCAGCCCACAGGAGGCTTAGTAGTTGTCGGTAGGACTTAGCCCATCCCTCTTTGCTGTCCTTCACCATAATGGTTGTGTCGCTGCTGTAGAGGTTGTCAGGTACATCCGGTAGCTTGCTGACATACTGACGTTCAACACTAAAGCCAACACCAGTGCCACAGAGAAGGACGAACATAGCCTCATCGAAGCTCTTAGGATCGTCTACAGGCAGGTAAGAACAGTTATACATACAAGTGTTGTCACGTTCAGCAGCCTTACCAGCGGTCATTAGGGAGCGCATGGATGGCATAACTTCTA